CAACATTCAGAGATCATGATCAAGCTTATGCAGAGAGGTGCCGTCACACAAACAGGGAAGTTCGTAGCGTTTGGGTCTATACCGGAGGATTGGCGACCTTGGAAACCGGAAGAAGCACCGGTGTTTGATATTGCACGGGCCGCCTTCAAGAACTCAACTGATGCTTTGCGCTGTGCGACAACGCCCTATGCCTATTCGGCAGCAGCCAAGTTGCCGGTGTTTAGAGAAGCCATGGGGTTGTCTTCAATTCGAAGGCCTTTTCCAACTGCCGCAAGTTACTTGCAGACGGATTTCATTGGCTTATCTAGGGTTGCAGTGCCACAGGAGTCAAAGGACGAGGTGCTTGACTTGAAAAACGTGATTGAGCGAACTGCAAGACCACGCGCCATTGTCGAAGACCCACTTTACATTGAAACTCATGCCGAGCGTCTGTGGCAGGCCGTGAGAAAATGTTTTTTCACTGAGGATGTTTGTTCACCAATGTCGACACAACCGGCTGTAATGGACTGGATTAAGACACGTAGTCCTGAGTTCTTGAAAAAATTAGAAACTTGTGATCCATATGGATTGACGAGTCAATCAACACGCAGCAATGGCTTCCTAAAAACGCAGACGAAAGTCAAGTTGGACCCCGAATTTGCTATGGAAGAAAATTATGGGCAAACCGTTTTGGCCAGCCCACCAGACTTCAACGCGATGTTTGGACCGTTCAGCAAACTCTTCTTGCGCAATGTGCGACTGCACACGAGGAAAGGTGTCATACTTGATTCAGGGTATTCAGACAAGGACGTTGCGAGGGAATGGAGGCAGTTGGGAATTTTGCCCCGATTTGCAGATGAAAACCATCAGGCTGACGTAAGTAGGCAAGATACAAGCCACACACCTGTTACACTACGCGTGTTTACTAAAGCACTAGTGTATCATGGTGTGCCAGAACACCTTGCTGAGATTTATGAGCACCATTCAAAATCATATCAGTACTCATCTATGGCGACACAATTGTACAAGGGAACTGCCAGATACAATTTGGGATCGGGTGACCCTTTTACGCTTATTAGGAACATATTTGAGGTGATGACGGTGTTCGTCGAGCGATTTAACAATCAAGATTTGGCGCAAACGAACTGCATCATCAAAGGTGACGATTATCTGGGTGACAAGATACCTCGAAGGATACCCTGTACAGTGCCGGAGATTAGAGAAACAATCTTGAAGGAACAATTTAACGCCCCGCCGTATCATGCGGGGCGGTTTTTTGTTTCAGAAGATGTTATACCTGATCCACTTAGGATGATGGCAAAGATCGCAACGAAACCGTGCAATACCATTGAACGGTATCAAGAGTTGCAAGAATCATTCTATGACCGATACATACCGCTTACCCCGAAAACAGCACTTGAGATGCGGAATTATGTGACGGCTGCATATTCTAAATTTGATCCAGATTTTGCACTTACGGCTTTGGAACTGTATCAGTCACTGATTGACCGACGTCATTTTTCCGAGATCTTTTCTAATTTCTCCCAGAAAGATGCGGGGCTTTTTGTGTTGAGCAGAGATGGGGGTTGCACCAAATTTGCGTTATCCGCCATGTGTTGCGACCGTCAAGACGTTGATCCAAATGTGCTTAAGACTGAGTTGAGTCTGGACGATCTACGGGCAATTTGCGCACGGCTTTCGATTCCTTTTTATATTGTTCAAGGTCGCAAAGGGGACTTTACACGAGAGGGCGTTTGGGCAAATTACACGCATGCATGGGCAGTGGTTGATCTGATCAA